CACGTCAATCGCGGCCGTGCCGCTCGAAGAGATTCAGCAGCGCACACATTTTACATGGAATCAAAATTATCCGGCTCAGGCAGTTTTCATCGAGCCGATCCGCCAGATTGACCGACTCACCATCGAGCTTCTGAGTGGTAACGGAACCAGCTTGCGGAATGTCGGAAATACGTTTTTGATATTTCGGTTTACGTGCGCAAAAGGTAATCGGTGTTTGTACTAGATTTACAAAAGTCGCATGAGGGCCATGGCGAGCGCCGTCATACTAGACACTGACACGTCATCAGACGCGATATGAAACAATTCAATAGGAGTCACTTGAACGTGATGAATAACTACATCATTCATCACCGAAGGGACAAACCCCACGACGGACGTCTTGACGACGTACCGTTCGACATACCGTCTGGTGCGTCGAACATACGGTTCAGAGTTTCGAACCACTTTACGGACCTGGATGCACGACCTTCGAACACCTTTGTTCATAACGTTCTCTTAATAGCGTTGATAATTTGCTGGGCGCGGTTTCGTGCACCGACTACGTTTTTATCGTAAATCTTCTTTATAAAGTTCTTCACTGTGCCGTTCCCATAACTCTTTTTTTTGATACGTAACAGAGTCGAAAGACGGGCCGTATTCTTGAGTCCCTTTTCGGGCCTATTTCCTGTAAGAGGATTGCGATTCTTGATTCCGGGATATACGAACGAACCAGCCAGCACAACCGCGACATTACGGTACATGTACTTGAGGCGTTCCATCGGGATACCGTACAGGCGCGTGTACGGCAGGTGCAGGTGTTCACGGCTGATACCCGGTACATAAGCCAACGTCGAATCAACAAAGTCGATCGGTTTGGACATTCCTGGAAATTGCAACTTGTACGAAATCACCTGGTAGACCGTCTTGCCGGTCGCCGGCAACACCCGAATCGGTGGTACAAAATCAACCACGACGAGTTTTGCACCGGTCGCCTTGTACTCTTTGTTGAGCCACGTGATGAAACCGCTCACGTGTCTGGACATAACCTGTCGCATCGCAAAAATACGGTTTGAAATATCGACCCGGGACCGGAGCCGCCTGGGGACCGCAAACGTAAAATCAAAGTCGGACGTGTTGCGAACTTTGGCCGGCGCACGTATAGCGCGAGCCTCGAGGTACAGTTTGACAGCCATGCCACCACCAAGGTACGGAACAAACCCACCATATTGACGTATCAGACGACGATGTGTCTTGCAGTACGCAACGAACAACTGTGGAAGTGACTCGACGAGCGTTCGTTGATCGAGGACGGCCCGGGGACGATTCGGTGCGACACGTCGTTCGAGCGACCGAGTCGCGTCAGATAACATGATTTCGGAATGAAACATACCGCTGTGGAAGATGGTCCGGGCGCGCGGTGCGTAGTATCCATCGTAACGTTCAGGCCGAAGAAACTCGCGCGTGAGGCGTTGTGCCAAATCGTGGTCAACGTCCGCGACGCTGAGGCGCTGTCCGGGGCGTTTGTTCCGTGCACCGGGGAGAGATGCCCGAGGGCCATACAGAACTTTGTACGCCTGGACTTGTTGGGCACGGGACGTACCGACTCCCATGGCAAATCGCAACAGCGTCCTGGTTTCTTTGGTCAGGCCCGGATATTTGTTTACGAGCAACTGAAGGTTTTTGGGTGACATGGTGAATAGACGCAGGGGCTTCTTGGCCAGGTATACGCTGGGCTGGCCGTACACACGCGCGACACGCGAGTTGGTCGTCGCGAAGAAATACCGCGTATTTCGGAGCATGACGGAACGGACCCGTAGACCTTTATATACACGAGTCCCCTTTGAGAGGACCGTCTCGCCGAAAATCATCTCTACTAAGAGTATAGATAAAAATGGCTTCCAAGTATGTTGCGCTTCTCATGCGTTCGCGCGAAAAGGCGCACATGTATCATCTGACGACCAACTCTTTCGCGGAGCACAAGGCGCTCCAGGCGTACTATGAGGGTATCATCCCCCTGTTGGACGCGTACGCCGAGGCGTATATGGGCAAGTACGGTCGGCTCAAGCGGTTCGTGTTGCCGCGTAACGCCAAGACAAAGACGAGCGCGCGCATGTACTTCAAGACGTTGCTGACGCGGATTCGTGGGTGCCGTCTGCCACGTGACACCTACCTGAAGAACATTCAGGATGAGATTACGGCGCTTGTGCGTTCGACGTTGTACATGCTCACCTTAAAATAGAAGTGGTATAAGTGTGTAATGAAGTTGATTTCGTATAGTTTATGGGGTTCCAAGACTATGTTTCTCCATGGCGCGGTGATGAACGCGAAGCAGTGTCGTGAATTTTTTCCAGATTGGAAAGTTCGCATCTATCACAATGATAGTGTGTCTGATGAACTACTTGTGACTCTCCAGGAACTTGGTGTCGAGACTGTTCGTGTCGATCCAAAAGGTACGTATGGTACTTTTTGGCGGTTTCGACCATTGTTCGAGCCTGGTCACGACTATGTTTTGGTGCGCGACGTAGATTCACGGATTACGTGGCGCGATGTTCGATGCGTCAACGAATGGTTAGAATCTGGTAAAAAATTTCTAAATATTCGCGATCACCCGAGTCATTATGAGTGGCCAATAATGGGTGGTATGTTCGGGATACGTACCGGAGCGTTACCGATGTCACTCGTTCCTATAATGGATCAGTATGCACTGATTCATCAATATGTCGCAGATCAGGTATTTTTGGCTCGACACGTATGGGACTATATGAAGTTGGATGTTTGTGAACTTGGTTTAAAAGAACAAAAGTGGATGTCCGATTCATGGACGGTTGACAATCATATTGGTATTGGATTTGATGAACACGAACAGCCGCGGAAAGAATATGGTATGATGGGTGATGTTTGTATTTAAAACACAAGTTTCTTGTAGAACAAATGCCTCACATGATGTATCCCCAAAAAGGGGCCGGTTTTGCAAACATTCTGATTCACTTGTGTGATTTTTTTGCTCATCACCCGGATGGTGTCGTTCACGAGTCCATCAAGGACTATGAACTCGGTCGGTGGCTCACGTTCCATTTTCCTTTGACGGACCGGAAAGACCTTCCGGTCTACAAACCACAAATTTACATCAATCCACACACAATCCGTGATGTCCACCCGCTCGTCCGTAAGTTGATCAGTCCTTCGGCCGAACTTCAAAAAGTAATTGACGAACACGACTTGACAGGCGTCAAGGCGGGTTTGCACATCCGTCGAGGCGCAGCCGCCGAGGACAGTCGTGTCGTGGTCCAGAATGCGACGGATGTGTTTGCTGACGACAAGGCGGTCCAAGTATTTGTAAACATTTCAAAGCGCGAGACACCTTATTTCCTCGCAAGCGATTCGCCAGAAACCAAAAAGAAATTTCCAGATGCTCGGACGATCGATACCACGATTGCGGTCGTTCACGATGAGTGTCCGAACGCACCGATGAATGATCGTCGGAACATTTTTGTCGACTTTTTCTTACTTTCAAAGTGCCCCAAGTTGTACATTACGGGTGGAATTTTCCCACAGTTGCCTGGTCTGTCGACATTTGGGTATATGGCTGCAATTTACGGAAACGTTCCATTTGAAGTCATTTCGAATTCGTCATAACCAGGGTCTACAGCAGGTCTAATTCTGTGCAAAAATGTCGTCTCTTTTGGTCGAAGTTTCATCAGTTCGACAAGCCACATGAACGAACTATCAAATCCATGATACTCGACCGCACGTTCAATCAATGTACAGTAGTCAAAAATATTAGTCGACTCGATCGGAAATTGTCCCCGACCGATTCGAATGATAGGAAGATTTGTGTCGATGGGTATACTTGTGTATCGTTCGGGATCATCGTGCACGACAATGTACTTGTCGGTCCCTATATGTTCAATCATCTGCCGGTACATACGTTCTTCACAGTCTCTTGACCGTAGGACAAAAAATTCAGAACGCATTATCGACGGGTCGAGGCCAGCATTTTTATAAAATGAGTTGCACCACGGCGGTTGGACATTCCAGTGATGTCCGTAAAATATTCCTGCCCGGATAGTCCCCTGTCGTTGCTTACTCCAGGCATCTTGATCATCGTCCACGGGTACAATAGTGAGTTTCGGACCAAGGTCTCTGTACATATATTCGACCGACCGGACGTACTGTTTTTTTACGTACGTGACAACGTTGCACTCTTTGGCATAGTGACGAATCATACCATTGCATACTAGGTTATCCCCTAGTCCAAGATGATTCAGGATACTTACTGTCCGTTTGTTAGTCTGCTCATATTCTACATATTGTTTCTCTTCAGCGATGTCCGAGTCTTTGTTTATAGCGCGTTTTAGGGCAGCCCGTCTATCGTTTGTGTGATAGACGAGTCTAGCGAGTCGTACAAATGTCGGTCCAAAGTCTTGTCTTTTCTCACATATCCGAAGTTCATTTTCGACGTCCCACAGTATACCGTTCACCTTTTCAAGTTGGGACGTGTCATGTGTGAGATGATTCTCAAGCATGTCAAGTTCATTTCTAACATGCTCGAGTTTTTTGGGATCATAAAAATTGGCTAGTTTGATTTTTAATATAGATACTCGGTCAGTTATATCTCCTGGTGAAGTTTCCATATAAAGACATATCGTTCTTTGTTTTTATATGTCTGGTCAAATTAATTTAGATTCAAGATTCGGAAAAGAAATCTATAAGATATGTTTGCAGGATGATGTGCTTGTATGTGTGGATATAGGTGCATGGAACGGTCAGGGTTCAACAAAATGTATAGTTCAGGCGCTCGAAATCAAAAAGAAGGGTCATGTGTTTAGTTTTGAAATTGACAATGACATGTTTGCAAAAGCCTCACAGGTTTGGAATGGAAACCCGTACATTACATTAAACAAAAATCGTGTCGCCACGACTATGATGACAATCGATGACGTGAAGAACCATCCTAATTATTCTAACATTTCGAATGAAAATTGGACGTCATGGTATGATGGAGAAGCTTTAAATTTTAATAAATCAAATATCGGAAATTTACCAGATGCTGTTGATTTTGTAATTATTGACGGTGGTGAATTCTCCGGTATAGGAGACTGGAACTCGGTCAAACATACAAATCCGAAATATGTCGCACTTGATGATATTTTTACGGTAAAAACGTCGTCGGTCCGTGATGAAATGTTGGCATCCAATTTATGGACTATCAAATGTCAGGGGAATGATAGAAACGGTTGGGTCATTCTTCAGCGCAAACAGTGATTCGCGTTTTTGAACAACATGAGGGTGACCCATTCGGGCATAACACCAACCAGGAAGTGAAACGTACGGAACATCATCATATGTTGCCAAAAACTCTTTCGGACAACGAACAATCGGAATGCACCCGCACACCTGGGCCTCCCAAAACCTGTGCGTGTCGATTCCGTTTCCCATTGGGCACATCACATACTTGTAACCGGCCATTGCCCACATGTAGTCTTCAAAGTTTTGGCGCCCGGACACGTCGCTCACAAAACAGTTGCGTTCGTGTGGATTATTGTCCGGTGTAAAATTCGAATAGACGGCATCCTTTTTAGGAACGGCCCGAAGTTTGTCTCGGTATTTCTCACAAAACTCGAGCTTGCTCGGCGTATCTTCGAGCCCAATCGGAAGATGCTTCATTTTAGGGTGCGTCGTGCACAGGTTCTGGGCGCGCCATTCAACAAGGTCCGGCTGGGCGAGTAACGAAAAGAGCTCCGGGTCGGTAAAAAATGTACTCGGTGAATAGTCGCTCAGACCAGTCACGAGATTGTAAGGTTCGGTTCCTTTGAACTCGTGAAAAAATTGACGAATATAATCCGTCTTGACAAAGATACTTTGGTTGGCCGTGTACGTGACTGGTGTACCGGGCGCGTACACGACGTCGCAGGCACGTTCGTGACCTTTTTGGGACATATAAATACAAGTGTCGTATTCACTTTAATGAGGATTCTCGTCACCGGAGGCTCCGGACTCGTCGGTCGTGCGCTCACCGCCCTCGAGGGCGTCGAGTGGGTTTCAGTTTCGTCAAAGGATGTCAACCTTTGCAAGTATGAACAAGTCAAAGAATTGTTTCAGAAGCACACGCCGCTCGATGGCGTGATTCATCTCGCGGCCAATGTCGGCGGCGTCTTCAAGAACATGGCCCAGCCGGTCGAAATGTACGAGGACAATATGCTCATGAACACGAATGTTCTTCGGGCCGCACACGAGTGTGGAATTCAGCGCGTCATGTGTTATCTGTCGACGTGCATCTTTCCGGATCCGGCACCTGGGTATCCTATGACGGCCGACATGCTTCACACCGGTCCACCCCATCCAAGCAACCAAGCATATGCATACGCGAAACGAATGGTCGATATTCAGTGTCGGGCATACCGTCAACAGTATGGTCATGAATATTTTTGTGTCGTTCCGACAAACATTTACGGACCGTACGACAATTTTCATCTCGAAAACGCTCACGTCATTCCGGCCCTCATTCACAAGTGTCACCTGGCCCAGCGCGACGGAACGCCACTCGTCGTCGCCGGTGATGGGACACCCCAACGACAGTTTATTTTCAGTGAGGACATTGCGCGTCTGACTCTGTGGTCCTTCTGTACGTACAAGACATTCGACCATCCTTTGATTCTGTGCCCCCCTGATGCAGAAGTTCCGCTTTCACATGTTGTCAACCTCATCACAAAGGCATTTGGGTTTACGGGACCGGTTGTGTACGACACGACGCGTACAAACGGCCAACTCAAAAAAACGGTCCAGCCGATGAATCCTCCACTCGAGTTTACGTTTACGCCTCTCGAAGATGGAATTAGAAAGACGGTCGAGTGGTTTAAAACTGCCGAGCATAAAAGAATGTAGGAATGGGTTTCGTCGATACATTCATGTTCTACAACGAGCTTGATGTTCTTGAATGGCGACTCCGGACACTCGACCCGTATGTCGACATGTTTGTTCTGGTAGAGTCAGACGTGACACACGTCGGGACTCCAAAAGAACTTGTCTTTGAGAAGAACAAAGAACGGTACACCCAATGGCTTCCCAAAATCAGACACGTCGTCGCCAAAGATATGCCGATCGACGACCCGAATCCATGGTCGCGCGAAAAACACCAACGGCACTGTGTTCTGAACGGTCTCGACGGCGTTCCGGATGATACAATCGTGATGATTTCTGATGTGGATGAAATTCCAGACATGACTAAAGTCGGTCGACCGGAACGTACAATGACGTGCCACATGCACATGTACGAGTATTCATTCAAATATACATTCACGGGCGAACCATGGTTCGGGACGGTCGTAACGGACGCCAAGTCGTTCCGGAAACTCGGCCCGAATTTCTTTCGGGACAATCGTTGGCGGTTTCCTTACGTACAATTGGCCGGGTGGCATCTCAGCAGTTTTGGAGACGCCGAACATGTCTTTCGTAAATTGAAAACGTACGCGCACGCCAAGGACCCCGGGCGTCATGAAAGTCAAACACTCGATGATATCGAAAAGATGCTCCGTGAAGGCATCCATCATTCGGGCGGCAGTCTTGTTTTGACACCAGATGGAACATCTCGACCACCAGGTGTAGCTTAAAAAAATAGTAACTTGTCAGCTTAATGTCCCGGGTGGCAATTGTTACCGGAGTTGCGGGTCAGGATGGGTCTTACCTTGCCGAGTTGCTTCTCGAAAAGGGATATACCGTCTACGGACTCGCACGGTTTTCCAGTCACGCAAAGGCGACACCGGCACACCAAAAGTTTCAGTTGGTTCGCGGTGACGTGACCGACCCGTCGTGCGTCTCTTCACTTCTCAAACGCGTGACCGAGATTGAGACGTGGGAACGTATCGAGGTGTACAATCTGGCGGCACAATCTCAAGTACAAGTTTCGTTCGAACAACCGGAGTGGACAACGCGCGTCGATGCACTCGGTGTGCTCAATATTCTCGAAGCGATTCGTCTGTCCAACGACAAACGGATTCGTTTTTATCAGGCTGGAACCTCTGAGATGTTCGGTAAAGTTCAGGAGGTGCCCCAGTCTGAAAAGACGCCATTTTATCCACGGAGTCCATACGGCTGCGCCAAAGTCTATGCGTACTGGATTACCAAAAACTATCGTGAGGCCCATGGTCTGTACGCGTGCACCGGTATCCTATTCAATCACGAATCGGAGCGACGCGGTGAGGAGTTTGTGACGCGCAAAATTACCAAGGCGATCGGGGCACGTAAGTTTCCGATTCGGCTTGGGAATCTCGAGGCGCGGCGCGACTGGGGATACGCACCCGACTATGTCGAGGCTATGTGGCACATGTTGCAACTCGACACACCGGACGATTATGTCGTGTCGACCAACGAAACGCACACCATTTATGAGTTTGTCGAGAAGGCTTTTGGGAACATTGGTGTAAAGCTCATGTGGGATGAAGATGGTACCGGATGGAACATACTTACGAACGAACCGCTTGTCGTTCGCGACCCGGCATTTTATCGCCCGACTGAGGTTGATCTGCTCATCGGTGATTCGTCAAAGTTTCGTCAGGTTTCCGGGTGGTCACCGTCTGTATCGTTTGATGAAATTGTCAGACGAATGGTCACGAGTGACGAACAAACACAGCGTCACCCCAACCATAATGCGTCATGTTAATATCCTTCATGACGAAACCGTATGGTTGCAAAAAATCAACAATATCTGAGAGTTGGCCACATCCGGCGTAGATTTCTTTTGTGTTGACTTCAAGGTATACAAGTCTAAAACCTGAAAGTATATCCTTCATACCACGGAGCGCGTGCAACTCGGCACCCTGTATATCCATCATCAGACAATCATACTTGGTAACATCAATCGAGTGTCGGCTCAAAAGTTCTGGAAGAGTAGTCGTCCGAAGTTGGATACGTCCGACTTCGTAAACATCCGGATGTTGAATTTTGTGCTCTTTGAGTTCGAGGAACGAGCTCGACTGCCCATTATTTGTGACGATGAAATCAACATCATGTTCTTTATCAGAAATAAGACCATTGTATAGTTGGACCGTCGGAAACTTTTGAGAAACAAGTTGACAGACGTGAGGGTTACCTTCGATCCACACAACTTTCGTATCATCACAGCCCACCTTTTCGTAGATTTCACGTTCTTCACAAAAGTGTGCTCCTATATGAATAATACCTTTTGGTACAATGGAACATTTTTCAAAACAATCAGGGATCAGCATTGTTAATCATATTACATATTTCATCTTTATGAACACATCCGTATCTCTTCTTCGAGTGACACGTCGTCAATTCGGGCATAAGCCGCTTTGAGTCCAAGCAGCCGACGAATTTCGTGTCGGTCCAAAAAGCGAAAAAAACGACGCTTTTCTTTTATGTTTCGAAATGCCATATTCTTGTCTTTGATTGCTTGACAGACCGGCCATGTGGCGCCGCGCAGTTCCCATAATTCAGCCTCGTGTGCATCGAGTCGTGGAAGAATATTCTCTCGAATGAGGCGCTGAATGTCATCCATGTTAAAATCTATACGGTTCATCTTTCTATGCGACCGAATACGTGTGCCATCCGTCATACACATTTTCGGGTTTGATGAGATATTTTCTGTTATAGAAATCCATCTGAGAGAGTGCGGGCGTTAACCGAAAATTTTCATTTGCGACCGCGGCCAAAATTGCAAAACTTCCTACGCCCGTAATCAACATAGGAGCCTTGACCATTCGATAGAAATCGAGGTCCGCATTGTGACTTTCTATTTTTGTAACAGTTGCATCAGGAAATTTCTTATGAATACCGTTCGCCAGCTCGGTCAATAGTGTTTCGGACTGACCGATAAGCCCAAGATGGTCATGAAACTTTCCACCATTGAGAATTTCAAAACAGTCTGGGATGCGCGGGAGTTTATCAGTTGCGTCAAGTATATATTGAACTTTAAACTCTGACGAGTTTGCGGCAAGCATGTCCCCTACTCGTACATGAATAACACACGTGTTTGATGTATGTGTACAAGCATCATCTTGAAAAAACTCGCGAATCGCAGAACGAATAGACTGTCCGAACCAGGGATGGACCGATTTTTGATTTTCCATCAAACCCCACCAAAATGAATGTTCAGCTTCGTCAAGAAACTTTGGCGTCGGGTTTTGTACAAGATTGGAAGGAACACATGTATCAAGAAACTTCCCGAATGTTCCGGGAAAATTCCGTGTCATGCTCGACACACTTTCTTGGTCACGTTTCTGTACGTGATGCTGACCGTACCATGCTTCGATGACATTACCGAGACGATAACTTGGATGAATCCACATGTTTCTTTTAAAGGTTTTTTTAACTTTAAGAGAAGTATGCTGACTCTACGTCAGTCGTACATTCTTGTACGTATCATGCCACAGCTCGCCCAGTTGGTCATCACTCTGATGTTATTGAGTAATACCACCCTTGCGCAACAATACCAGGCCAGTCGTAATCATCGCCAGGCCCAGGTACTGAAACCAATTATTGAACCGCTCACCGAGAATAAAAAACGCCGCCAGGGATTCGATCACGCCAGACACGCCATCCCACATCCCGTTCACCCAAAGAACGTTGCCTTGTTTGAGAGCAGCGATGAGGAAGTAGATGACACCGGAATATCCGACGAGACCGCCTCCAAAATTCGCGAGCTTACCCTGGCGCGCAAAGAACTTGAACTGAAAGTCACCCAGTATCTCAAACAGAGATAGCATCAAAATGTTCAAAGCGCTCATACCTGTCAAATCTAAAGAAAATAACTGTTGATGAGTAAATGGGTGACACTATTACTCAGCGCTTTATCAAAAAGTTTGACGCCACCAACGAGACACACGTCAAGTGGCTCCAGAAGATGACCGTGCTCGCTCCAACACTGGGTGACCCCAACGCCCGCAACCAGGTTGTCAATGATATCAACGACAACCCTATGAAGATTAAGGTATCGGTCGTCGAGGCGCTCGATTGGCCCCATATTCACTTTGTTCTCGCCACGTCATACGCGACACAGGTTCTGACCGGCAAGGCGTTCATACCTCCCAGAGTTGATTGAGTCTATCGGCATAAAACTCAAATGGAACATTGAGTAAAAGAAGTTCACCATTCAGGTTATATCCATCTCTCGTTGGTGTCAGGGTCGATAGCGTAATCATATCAAGATAAGCCTCGACGCAATACACTTTGAGATTTTCCATGTCCCATTGCTTAATATCGATAAGCTCAAGTTCGGCCGAGTGTTTACCGTGCCCTGTATACAACTGAAAGTCAAACATGGTCGTCGAAGGCCATTCCTTATTCTGGCGCACATGTCGTTCGATCATGTGCGCCATAAGAAGAGCATCTTGTTGGCGCCGAAACACCACAGTTGCTGTTTTCATATTTTCGTTCGACGTTCGCCATGCAAACACGTTATTGTGACTGCTGTGCAGCGTGTACACGCGCTTACTTCCCTGGTCGGTCGACATTTGACGACGAATTGTCGGAGGGCGAATTGCGACCGCCATTTACGTGGAAACGTGCGGCTTGTTTATGTAACGATCAGCGACGCTGTCCGTCTCCTGGCCTTTGTAGCCTGCGTACGAACGGGTCAAGATGACCCAAAGAGCAACAAAACCACCGGCGACCATCAAGGGGGTCGAAACGTTCTTCATTTTATTAACAGTCAATATTTTCATTCACCTGACAACCGAGACCAAAAATCAAGAATGGACCGAGGCGGCTCTGGCTCTGGCTCTGGCTCTGGCTCTGGCTCCGGCTCTGGTTCGGCTTCTTTTTCAAGTTTCTTGAGTTCATACATGATATCCGCGAGAGTGAGCTTATCGCAGATGTCATCCACGTCAACATCCTCGCCACCCTGAGCCTTGGCGAGCATTTCGGCAAAAACACGCTTTGGGCGCGTCATTATTTATGGTCTCAGATAAAAGGTCGTTTTGTGGGACGCGCTGAGTGCCTTTGCAAAGTCCGGATTGTTGAGCACACACTCGCGGATGAGAACCCATAGGTCCCCTCGGTCGGTGATACCCTCGAGTGTATCCCACATCATTTCCGTGTTTTCGTCGTGATTCTTTTTGAAGGGAACTTGATTCAGTTCCATCTTTGTCTTTTGTTCGTTGAATCGTGTGACGACATCTTTTTGTTCACCGGATGTCATCGGAAGGTCAATCACGTAGACATGATAGACACTGACCGTGTCGGCGTCAGCCTCTGTGTCGCCTGGACCTTTGTAGTCGGTCGTGAATCGAAAGTATGCGTAGGCGCCCCGTTTGAGGTCGATCGTCCCTCGAGTCTCTTCATGAAGTTCACGGATTGCACACCGAAGTGGGTTGTACACCTCGCGCCGACGACACCCGCCTGTGACAAAGGTCCACTCCTTGTACCGCCTATCGTGAACGATGAGCATATGAGGGCGGTTCCCGATCATCGTTACCGGAATCGCTATCGATTTGTGCCTCTCGCGCAAATGGGGGTCCGCCATGGCGATCGCCCTCTACCATTGGGCCCTCAAAAAAATTAGCCAAAGTACGCGTGGATGGGTTGTACGTAATCAAAAACAGCAGGCCGATCGCCAGGACCCACTTCCAAATTTGCATGCTAATAGTAAATGATGAAAAAAGTCTATGTTGAACAGTCTAGTGTTCACGGAAATGGACTATATACTGACGTCCATAGAGAACCAGGCGAATGTATTGGTATAGGTGTCTATCGGCACAAAGGTGTGAGTTATATATTGTCCTGGATAAATCACTCAAAAGTATGCAACTGTGAACTTCGATATGATTCATTGTTTGGAACATGGAACATATGGACACTTCGACCTATTGTAAGAGGAACCGAACTTACATTGAACTACAATGATCCACCCGATTTCTTGGAACGTCCCAAAGAAGGTTGGGCTTAAATACGTTTTTCCAAGTTTTCCAAAAATCTTTTATTTCCCAATGCAATGTTTTTTTGCAGATTTGATATGAAACGATTATAAATAACTCTATTTTTTTGTGTTATTAAATGTCTTATTTTAACAACCGGTGTTTTGTTAATTAGCGTCACATTCTTTGACAAGATAGTTGGTGCGAGATTACCACCGGCTGCCAAAAGATCGATTGAAAATTTACCGTGATGAAGTTTCACATGGTTAAACCGGAGAGGCGGTGGTCTGTTCGACGTGTACCCAATTCCGGCCAGTGCCATGGTAACCGTATCAACATTCTTCTCACGAATGACAATATCAATATCGTTCGGGAATCTGTGAAGAGGGACACCGAGGCTGTTTGCATGGAGTTTAGTCGCCATGCTTCCACTGAGAGCCCATGGTATTCTCAGTGAATTGAGTGTTCTACGGATGATTCTCAATTCATCGCTGAGACTTCCGTTGCGGTTCGCAACTGGACGCGTTCTCGGCGGAGTATTCATTATACTTTAGTCCCAATACAAAAGTGACGACGTTCCGTTGCGGATCTCTATCATGTTATATCCGACGGCGTACATGTACTGACCGGCAGCCATGCTGGGGAGTGGAACGGCCGGTGGTGTAGCAATTTCAAATTTGTCGATGCGTGAAAAGTTGAGCGTGCCGGTCGGTTGATATGAGCTGGTGTCGAGACAAAATGGAACTATGGCGACACTCGATGCCAAGTACCCGTGCTGTGTATGGTAATAAGCATTCACGTCCGTCCACTGGGCAATGTGTCGAGACTCTCCAATGTCGACTCCGTTCACTTGTGTTTTGAACTGATAATCGGCAAGTGACATTTCGTTGTTTTATTATACAGTTTGAGTAATATTTATATAACCATTGTTAGTTGATCCACCGGAATTGGTGGTCCCTATGATTGTAGAACCGGGGATAAGATAAGAAGTCCCTGGGGAGCAACCCCAAGTTGCTACTAATCCTGGTTCATACGTACCTGACGTTGTTCCTCCTGAATATCCACCACCACCACCCACTATATATAATGGGT